TCCCATTTTTCCTGATACTTTACATTTCTGTCAATAAAAATATTTTCATTATTTGTAAGTTTGGCATAAGGTTTATTGTAATCAGGCTTCACACCTTGGCCAACTCTATATACAAAATAGCGAATACATTTGGGTATTAAATCCCAACGCATCTTGACATGATAATTACTAGGAGTACCAACGCAATAGCATAATTCTACTTGCGTTGAAAAGTTTTTTACTTGTGGTGGTTTTTGCCCCAGCGCACAAGAAATAAAGGTGTATAAAAACACAAATAAAACAATAGCTTTCTTCATTTTAATACCTCCCCAGGTTTATTTTTTAAGATGAGAGCTATTGTTTTATTCTTTTCAAATCATATGGGTACTTCTGATTTTATTTATTTTTCGTGACTATCTGTAAGCGATAAATCCATAATGATCAAGGTCTTCGTGAATCTTATATCCATGTCTTAAGAATCTTTTGGTAAGAACTTCGTAGTTTTGTTCCATAAGCATTCCATTGATATGGCTAGTATGATGGCACTCAACCCAGTAACGTCCAACTTTGTCCTTAAGTTCCTCAATCAAGGCATCAGTAAAAATATTTACTTCCTCACCCTCAATGTCCATCTTAACAACATCGACATAATCAAGTTTGTTCTTCTCAATAAAAGTTGGGAGAGTATTTGATTGAACAGTTAATGGGATTACTGAATTTCCTGCTGGCACTCTACTGTGAATAGTGGATTGTCCAGTTACTTCAGGGAAAAAGTAGAAATTGATGCTTCCATTTTTTGTTGAAATGGCTGAGTTGCTTACGGTAATTTGAGGTACATCTTTGGCAAACTCTTTGATTGTTCTGCATAATACTGCAGTTGGCTCAATACAAAAAATCTTTTCACAAATTGGAGAACAATAAAGTGAAAATAATCCACAGTTTCCACCAATGTCAATAAAAGTAATTTTCTTGTCACCAACATTTTCAAAAAGTTGCTTCAAAATATATTCAGCATCATCAACAAAAGTAATATGATTACCAGATTTAGGGGCATACTCAGTTAAAGAGCGTTTAGTGATGTCATTGAAAGGTAGCTTCATTTCGCTACCATCAATTAGGTTGATTGTGTAATAATTTTCCATATATAAGTTATACTCACAATTTAGAGATTATCAAATTCCACTTCTTCGTAAATTTCCCAAACAGGCCCAGCATTATCTAAAATATGTGTATGTAGTTTAATGAAATCTTCCCAGGAATAATAAAACAGATTTCCTAAACTGTCCATAAGTATTTCTTCATCCCTGTAAATGTAATAAGCTTCAGGCCATCTTTTGTATCTAACTTTTAAATTAAGCGCAATTAATGGACGAGTTATTTCACTAAATAATTTCATTTCTTGTTTTCTTTATGAGATTTACCAACACTCTTGCTGCATTGTAAGAGTCCCAATATGGATCATGCTTATCTCCATCAAACTTGCAACCCATTTCAGCCAAAGAACGATCCAAACCATTGTTGTGAGATTTTCCAGAGAGCACAGAATACAACAATGATATATTTATGTATTCATTTGAGAATGGATATTTACAATCTTTATCCCTACATTCATAATGCATGAACTCATTGTCATTTCCCCAAGCTGCACAAGGAAAAGATTTAGTTTTGAACTTATCCGAAATACTCTTGCACATAAATTCAAATTCAACACCATTTTCAGCTTGCTCTTTAGTAATACCTGTAATACGTGTGCAATATTCAGAAATTTCACTTCTTACAGGCTTGCACACCATATGAAACTTATCAGAAATTGCTAAAGTCTTGAGGTCTAAAATACAGGCCCCAAGACTTATCACCTCTCTCCACTTATAAGCATTGTCTCTTCCCTCCCAACACGTAGCTTCAAGGTCAAAAACAATGATTTTCTCACAACTAAACATCAAAAATCCTATCTATGATCTAGTAAAACAAGATCATAATCCACACCAGTACCATTCCAATATTGATCCCTAAAGTTATCAATAGCCTCATAATATTCCGCTCTGTCATCAAACCTTATTATTATAGGCTCAGCTCCAAGATCAGTCAAGATTTTTTGTATTAGTAATCTTCCAGTTCTTCCATTGCCATCAATAAAAGGATGCACAACCTCAAAATAATGGTGTGAAAGTAAAGCAGCGTCTAAAGGGCTGATTTTATTATCATTAGCAGAATCAATTAGTCTTTTGGTAAAGTCATACCAATTATCCATCAAATTAGGAATGACAACAGGATTCGGACATATGTCGTGACCAATCCACACATCCACAGTTCTATATTGTCCAGAATTACCATTTTCAAAAAATGGAATATTCTTTGTCAAAAACCTATGCAAATCGAGAGGAGTGTGTTTCGTCAATTCCCAGCCTGAGGATAGTGCGAAATTTAAAGCACTCATATGATTATTATAAGAGGTACAACCAGAATGAGTTCCCACATAACCAGGCTGAGGATCAATCAAATTACTCTCATAAACAAATGTATGTTTCCAAGAATTACAAAACATTTAAATACCTCATTTCTTAATACTTTTCGAAAGCAATTCTTATTATATCGCAGAATATAATTAAGTGACACATTAATGTAAAGGAGAAAAATTTATGTCCTTGTTATCAAAATTATTGAAGAAAACTGTAGGCATTCCAGAAGTTAATATCAACAAACTTCCTTTCGCAAACAAAATTGTCGGCGATTGGGAGAAAAAGTCTATGGAAGACTTAGTAAAACAATTACCAAAAGAAACTATCACTAGGCTAATAGAAGTTTGTAACTCAGAATTAAAATCTAGATTGTAAAAAATCAGTCTATCTCATTGAAGTAGTTTGGAGGGAAATTATGGACAATGACAAAAGACGTAAAGATGCTGTTTTTGTAATACTGTATAGCGTAGTGGGATATTTGCTTATTCTACTAGTAGCAAGATAAACTTTAAGTATAAGTAATCTATGCACGAGTACTTAAATGAAGATTGTTTAACTTATATAAAATCATTAAAAGAAAATTCGATTGATCTTATTCTCACCGATCCGCCGTACTTTATTGGGTTTGATGGTGGTAAAGGATGGGATAAACAATGGAACTCAGATGATTCTTATTTAGATTGGTGCGAAAAATGGTCAAAAGAATGTGCCAGAGTACTCAAACCTAATAAGATGATGTGTGTATTTGGAACCTTAAAATACAATACTTTTTTGCGTTATAGATTAGAAGTTTTAGATAAACTTCCAAACTTCTATCAACAACCAGAAATAATCTGGTCCTACAATTGGGGCGGAAGAAGTAAAACAAACTTTGCTAGAAAACACGAATTTATTTGGTGCTACTCTAAAGAAAAAACTTTTACTTTTAATGCAGATAGTGTAAGAACAGAAAGAAAACAAAAAGTTAATATCAGAACAGGAAAAGAATACGAACAAGGTACTATTCCAACTTGTGTCTGGGAAAAGAATAATCACACAACAAGCAAAGAATACTGCAATTGGCATCCTACTCAAAAACCAATAAGCATACTAGAAAGATTTATTCTCGCATATACAAATCCAGGAGAAACAGTACTAGACCTATTTAATGGCGCTGGATCCACTATAATAGCCTGCGAAAATACTGGAAGAAATTTCAAAGGATGCGAAATAGATCCTGAGTATTATGAACTGTCAATTGCAAGATATACAGAACTTACTGGCAAGCAATATAACAATAACTTAATAAAATTACCAGGCAACTAAAACCAAAGCAAGGTATTATATATATAGAGCATTGAAGCCCTATCCATTTTCAGGATAGGGCTTTTTTATTTAGAGGAGATTATAATGAAACTAAACTTTGAAAAAATATTTTTTTACTTTATGCTTGTAATTGTTAGTGGTAGTATCGGATATGCAATTAAACCAGAACCAGTGAAAGAAAATTCAAACTCATCTCAAATTAGAGAATGTGTTCAAGCTATGCATATGATGTCTGACGCATCAAAGAAAAATTATTACACTTCAACAGCCAAATCAAAAAAACAAGTAGCTATAGAAAGGATGATGAGTAGATGATAAACAATTTTTCTTTATTCTGCTTCTTATATGCAGAAGAATTTGAACACAATCAGTTAAACGAACTTATATCAAGTTTTTTCAGTTTCAAGAACAAATGAAAAATAAACAAGATATGTTAGTAGGAATAATCACAATCATTGCAACAATAGTAGCAATGATTTTTTCCCTTAACTATACTTCAAAAGTCTTAACTGAAAATGCACAAAAAAATACTCTCCCAATAATAATAGATAAAAAAGACCCAAAATTCCAAATAAAAAACTGGGGGATGAATAGAACAAGGACTAAAAAAGACGCTGCAATAGAAATAATGATGAGCAAATAAATACTCAATGTGGTATTATGAGAATATGAACGCAAATCAATTCAAAAATCTCAGCTTAGTATGTTTAGTACTAGGCTTCGTCTCAATCGCTGGATCAATCGCAATCTGGTACCTTACTGGTGGAAAATCAATGGAAGCACAAGCACACGGAGAAAGATTTGGAATCTTTGTCGGACTCTGGGCTCCAACATTTATGATCCTCTCCAACCGATTTGATAGATATTCTGAAAGCAAAAATGAGAAATCAAACTAAACTCGTAAATTTTATATTCGGACTAATTGTAGTAGTATCAACAATTATTATTCTCAAAGTTGCTTGTGATTAATTTTAAGGTATAATTGTTTTGATGGTGGCCAGTAGCACAATTGGCAGTGCATTAAACTGTTAATTTAAGGGTTGATAGTTCGAGTCTATCCTGGCCAGTAAATAATCCCCATAAATAAATATGGGGATTATTTGTTTATATGGTATAATGCAATTTGAAACGAACATAGGTTGGTAGTACAATGAAAAATACTACCAAGAGGACCAATATGAAAAAATGCAAAAAGTGCGAAAATTCAATACCTTCAAGAATTTACCTGGAAGGTAAGTTGATTACACCCAAAAATCGAGTGCTATGTTTTGAATGTTCACCTTTTAGACAGCATAATATGAAGCAAACTCAAACAACACCAGAAAAGCCTGTTATAAATACCTGTCGTGTTTGTGAGAAAGATTATCCTGGGGGACATCAAAAGAATAGAAACATTTGCGGTATATGCCGTACAAACGATTTGAGAAAAAACAAAAAAATAAAATTAGTTGAATATATGGGAGGAAAATGTATTGTTTGCAATTATGACAAATGTATTGCTGCATTAAGTTTTCATCATATAAATCCTATTGAAAAAGAATTTGGTATTTCAAGCAATCTGACTAAACCATTTGAAGTTTTAAAAATAGAACTTAACAAATGCATTATAGTTTGTTCAAATTGCCACTCTGAAGTACACGCTGAAATGATCGAATTAGATGAGTATGTAATTCTTCAAGATAAAATCAGACCACCTTATACTCCAGAAATAATGCCAGAAGTAAATTATGAACCTGTTGTGAAAATATCAAAAAGACCTGATAAAGAAATTTTAGAAAAACTAGTTTGGGAAATTTCTTGTGTAAAAATAGGTGAAATGTATGGCGTAAGTGATAATGCCGTAAGTAAATGGTGTAAATCTTACGGTATTAAAAAACCAGGCCGAGGAGATTGGGAAAAAATAAAATTTGGGAAGCTTGAGAAGCCTACAATGTAAGGTATAATCAAAACATATGGCCCGTTCGTCTAGTGGTTAGGATACGAGGTTTTCATCCTTGAGGCACGGTTTCGACTACCGTACGGGCTATTTTGTGGTATAATTAGAATATATTCCCCTGTAGTGAAACTGGCATCACATCAGTTTTTGGAGCTGAAATTCCTTGATCGTACTGAGGCGGGGGAACTTTACTAATTTGCTCCAGTAATTCAACGATAGAATGTCTTACTTGTAATAAGATCGCTGGGGGTTTAATTCCCTCCTGGAGCTCCTTTCCTTTTTTCTGTGATATAATAAAGATATGAACGAAACAATTTTAATTTCAATTTTATTTGCTTTAGTGGCAATAATTTTCGTCTTGATATTTGTAGTAATTTTTCAGATTAAAAAAATCTTGAAGTCTTACGATAATAACTTTGAGTCTTTGAATAAGAAGACAGCGAAAATAGTGGAGTAGATATGAATTTTATAACTGTAACTTGGATTAACTGTTCTGTTATTTTTGTATCTGTTATGGCATTTTCTCTTTATTTTAATTATCGCTTAAATAGATTGATAAAGATGCTTGACTCTATGATTACAGATCGACCAGAATAATCTTAATCCCATCGAAATCGATGGGATTATTCTTTTAAGGTAAAATAAAATATGACTGAAAAAGAATGGGTTGAGAAGATTAAAAAAGAGTGTGTATTAAATGTCGGAAATTTTGACACTCGTTATGCAATTCAATTAGTTGGAAGAAGTGGAAGTAAGTTAGGTATTGTTTCTTTGAATAAGCAGTTTATGAGTGTTGACATAATTGACAAACAAAAGTATGAGCGTTTTTATGATCAATTTTACTCTAGAAGAAATAAAGAATCTCGTCCACCATTAGTTATAGATTATCATGTTGAACATTCTATAGGCAGGGGTGGATTTAAGGAATTATGGGATTTTTATTATAAGAAAGTTAAATCAAAGGTAAAATAAATAAGAGGAAATTATTATGGATAGTGCTGGATGGATTGGTATTATTTTTGGAATTCTCGTATCTGTTTGGGCTAATAAGAGGGGATATGCTTGGTGGGCTTATATTCTTGCAAGTCCTATCATTGGTGCCATTGCTTTAGGAATCTTGCCTAATCTTTTGGAGCCGGGTAAAGAGTTTGAGAATAAAGAAGAGCTTGTCCGAAAAGGTAATATGACTGGAATGGTAATTTCTGGTTTTACAATTGGTTTCTTGATGGTTGTTGGAGCGATGTCAGGTAAGTAAAAAAAGGGGAGCAGAGCTCCCCTTTTTTATTGATTTCGATAATAGTCAAGAAGAAGTTGAACACTATCTTCTATATTGTATTTAGGTTTCCAGTTTGTTTTTTCGTAAAACTTATCTACGCTTGGAATTTGTAATGTAACATCTACAGGTCTAAGTAAGTTAGGATCTTCTTTAGATATAATCTTGCAGTTAGCTTGTTTCTTCAATTCTTCTAAGAAATCACCAACTCTGACTGGAACTGTAGAGCCAATGTTGTAAGCTTCTCCAATTTCACATTTTTCTGCAGCTACCCAATAAGCATCAACAACATCTCTGACATCTAGAAGAGTGCGAACAGAATCAAGATTACCGTGAAATAAAATGTCCTGTTTTCCTCTTTCAATATCTACAATCTGTTTAGCAAAAGCACTTGAAAAAATGTCAGGTCTTCGTGGGTTAATATATCCAAAAGCACGAGTAATGACACAAGGAATATCATAAGATCTTAAATATGATTTAACTAATTTCTCTTGTGTTAATTTACTAATTGCATAAACATTAACGGGATCGATTGATTGAGTTTCTTTGATTGGAATCTCATCTTCTCTAACTTGTCCGTATACTTCAGAAGTTCCGCAAAATTGAATCATTGGTTTCTGATTTAATATTCTCAATGCTTCTAGTAAATTTAAAGTTCCATTTACATTATTATTGAAAATTGAGCTAGGACTACTAAAAGAAAGTTTTACGTTAGCATTAGAAGCTAAGTGAAATATATAATCTGGCTGTGCAACTTCAAGAGTTCTAATGACGCTTCCAAGATCATT